ATGAACTTCACAGATAAATCAATAAAAGCGCTCAAAGCCCAAGATAAACGCTATGTACTAACAGAGTCTGGCAACTATGGGGAAGGGCGTTTACAAATAAGAGTAAGTGAGTCAGGAGCTAAAACATTTAGGGTGCAATATCACATAAATGGTAAACGTAAAGTTATAGGACTTGGTACTTACCCAATTGTTGATTTAAAAAAAGCTCGTGGCAAGCATGCTGAAATATCAGCTTTATTAAGTGATGATATTGACCCACAAGAGCACCGATTAGAAACCCAAAAAACAGATTTTGCATCATCAGCAAAACGCACAATGCTAGAAATGCTAGATGAATTTAATGTATTTATAAGTACTCGCTGGGCTGAGTCAACAATAAGCCGAACTGATAAACTAATAAAAAGAAACATCACCCCATTTATAGCAACCGACTTAATGCCCGATGAGTTTACTATTGATATGGCCCGCGACATTATTTACCGCGTATACAACCGTGGAGCAAAAGAGCAATCGCGCCTGGTTCGCAGTACATTAATGAGTATATTAAAATTCGCCATAGATTTTGATAACTCACCAGAGCAATACAAAAAGCCCAACCTTTACGATATTAAAACCAATTTCATTAGAGACATTAATTTTGAAACGCCAAAAAACAAAGGCGAACGCTGGTTAAATGAAGCTGAACTTAAAAAAGTATGGAATGCTGACGACCTACCTTATTACACCCAGCAATATATAAAGCTTGCATTGTTGCTCGGTGGTCAACGAGTCAACGAAGTTTATGGCTCGTACGTAAGTGACTTTGACATAGAGAACAAAACATTCACCATACCCGCAAACCGTATAAAGGTAAAACAGCGGGGCGATCACATAGTGCCACTATGTGAAACCGTAATACCAATCATCCAAGAGTTAATGCAACATAGCGGAAAAGCAGGGCAAATGTTCCCTCATCGTGACAACCCAACAGCCACCGCTCACGTATCAACAATACGAATGGCAATACTACGTTGGTGCGGGAAAAACGACGTGCCAAATTTTAACCCACGCGACCTACGCCGAACGTGTAAAACACTTATGGGTAAAGCGGGTATCGATAAAATAAACCGCGACATACTGCAGCAACATAACAAGTTTGATGTATCGAGCGTACATTACGACAGGTATGATTACATGAAAGAAAAGCAAGTAAGCATTAAAACATGGGAAAGCTTTATATTAGATTTAACCATAATTTAAAAATATTTATTAATCTGGCTTAAATATTGCTTGAATGTAGCTCTTATTTACAAGGAGCAATAAAATGACACTTTCAATCTTATTACTAAGCGCACTTTCTTTCGATGTAACACCAACGCCAAGCGTACAAAAACTAGAAAATTCAGGTGGGATAATCATCCTAAATCCAAAGAAAAAAGAAAAAATACAAAACTCGGGCGGAATTATCATCCTAAACCCAAAAAAGCCAAAATAGTTATGCACTCAAAAGTAAGCCAGCTAAATGCTGGTTTTTTTGTGCCTAAAGGTTTAGCATTGTCTTAAAAAGTAAAGGGTTTTAAAAGTGGATTTTATACAAGAACTCTATGAGAAATGGCTAGTAATCAAACCATACACCAGCGTTTTTTCATCCCAAGCAATTATTGCCACCGCATTTTTAATCGCACTTGTAAACTCACTACGTAAAGCATTAAAGCAAAACGAGCTGTTCAGTAATTTCATAACAATCGCATTTGTTTGTGCAAACTACCTGCTAACAGCGTTGATGATGGAATACGTATTAGATTACGTACAACGGCACGAATCTGCCGCCAGCGCCCAAAATGTGTATCTAGGTTTTGTGATCGCCAACGTCTTAACATTATTTTTAATGTACAAAGCCCACGTGATCCTCAGTTATGTATTTACCCCATTGTATGTAGCAGTAAACAAATTATTTATAATACTAAGTATTTTTCACTTTGCGTTGTGGGTAAAACTAGTTGGCTTAAACCTGCAGCAAGAATATTCACAATTTCATTACCTATACAGTTTTATTGTTCTATATATCAGCGGTGCATTGGCTGTTATAATGATTTATCCCTATGTTCTAAGCACTAAGTTTGGGTGTATATTCACGTTAAGTTTGCCAAGGAATCGCGATGTTTGAGTTAATTTATATAGCCATAGCCGTATTTGCTGTTTTACTTATTTTAAGCACCTGGTTAGTAGCGCGTAAAAATATATTTGCCGAGCAAGTGAGAGCTAAATCAGTAGAGGCAATCTGGCTAACAATTCAAGCAGAGCAAGAACCAGACATTGAAAAGTCACTTAGTTTCTTTGCAGCAGCCCAAAAACTAAAAAATGAAGTTGCGGCAATCACGCTTAAAAATCCAGCAATGGCACATTATGAAATAAGCGAAGAAGTAACAAATAACAAAGAAGAAATAAACAACAAGGAAGAAACTGAAGAACTCAGCTTAGGTCAGCTACTAAAGCAGCACGATAAAAAATATAAAATTGCTGAAATCTACAAAAAATATAACGAAGGCAATAACTAATTAGTTATTGTCTTTTTGTATAGCAAATTCCTTTTCAACATATTCACATTGAATTTTAGCAAGCTTGCGCAACGCACCAACATTATTGTTATCGCCTTTAATAAAACCACTGCCTGCTAATGCGCTCAAACTTTTAAGTAGCCCATTCTCAATAGTCACTAAATCAAGATCATCAGTACCATTAAGCAAATAATCAAAACTAAAATTAGTTGCCAAACAAGTTTGATGTATTAGTTGATAAGGGATAGAACCACGATTAATAGTATTGGTACAAAAAGAATTGCTTAATGATAAGTGTCGTTCAAGTGCCGCATTTTTATTAACACCATAGGCATCACGTAAGCGCTTAAAAATATCACTCACCTGTTGCTGTTCTGCTGTTAACGTTTTGCCTAGCATCTAATCATCCTTATTGAACTGCCCTAATACTAAACGAGTTTTATTTTTAAAACAGCCATTAATTTTAAAAAACTTACAAAAAGTAAGTTTTTATTGCAAACATATAAAATTATGATACTTTCCATTCTGTTAATAAAAAGGATTATAGGAAAAGCTTAAATTATACTGTATAAATATACAGTAGTTTGTTGCCGCATTATTTACATGTGACTACAATGCAAAGCTTACCCAAACCCTATAAATCAGTAAAAGGAAATATCATGAAAAACACACGCTCACTAAAAGCACTGCAATTATTATCTACATTCATTGGTGGTGATGACAACGGTGGCGGTGGCGATGGTGTAGAGCCTCCATCAGCAGAATAAGACCAAATTAACCAGCGTTTACGCTGGTTAATAACACCCAAAGGAATTGCCATGATTGATTTTTTTACAGCAACAAGCTGGACTATCCGTATACTTGAACTAGCCATTGTTTTAAACATACTGTATTTATTTAAACAGCATCGGCTTGCTCTTTTTTTTGGCGGGCAAAGCAATTTAAATTCAACAGATGATCACACAATGCATTCATGCTTTATTGCAGCACTCACAGTCATGGTGTTTCACTTTGTCAGCTCACACTTATCGCAATACATTTTAACTATCGAAATGAGCAAACTAGAGCTTAGGCAGTTTTTTTACTTCTCAATGTTTAGTTGCTCAGTAGCATTTTCCGCAACGCTATTTTTCTTGCACACTATTCGTGGTTGTACGTTCTCAAAAGTAGCGCGCATATGCTTGTATTTAGCGATAGCACAAGCCGCATTACAAATGATGCAGTTTGTCATGCGTGGCATGTTAGATAACAGCACGCTATCACCGTTTTACAGTGTTGCCGTTGTGCTACTCAATATAGCATCACTTGGCGTCATTGCTGTTTACCCACTAACAATAGTGAGTAAAATAAGGAAAGAGGAAATCTAATGTCGTTATTATTTGTAATGAGTATATGCATGATAATGATGCTCTACATAACAGCATTTTCACTGCTACGCGGTCACAACACAAACGCAATTGAAACAAAGCTAAAGCATAAGCTCAAACATTACTTGCCAGAGCGCTACATAAAACAACAAGATGATTATGGTGTTGCGCATTCAATTGTAATGGACTTAGGGGAAGTGTTAGCACAGCCAGACAACTTTGATAAAATAGACTCAATGGTCGTAATGCATAAGCGAGCAATTCGCTTTAGGCGTCAAGCATTAAAACAGCCAACAGAAATCCCTCAACGCCAAGAACGGCCAGTATTCAAAATTGTTAAATAACCCGCTACTGCGGGTTTTTATTTGCATTTAAATTCCTAACTGTTTTAAACACAATCATAATTATGTTAATTTCTTACAAACTAATTTAATAAGTAGCAAAGCTGGCTTGAAAAAATATCACGTACAAGCAAGGCAATATTGGCAAAGTGTTTCAATTAATGGCCAAGATATTTGTTTAAAACATTTAGATGTTCATGAAGTGATTTTCAAAGGGAAAAAAGAGGACTTTAGGTTTTTAGTTACCTATGGGCTCCATTGCTTTGCTAAGAATGATCAGAAATACTCTATACCGTTTAAAGTTTCAGACAGTCATGAAGAAAGGGACTTTAACATTGAACGATATACTTTATCTAAAGCTTTAAGGTCTATAATAGAAAAGCTTGATGCTGGTTATGATATTTACCAAACCGCCCAAAATAAACATTTCATTTTTGAATCTAAAATTGTTCTCGAAGATAAAGAGCAATTGTGTAAAATCTGCTTATGCATATTTAAAGAGAATAGACTTGCTAGAATTCACGTAACAAGCGCTTTTGTATTAGATGAAGAGAGTATGAGTAAAAATAAACCGGGAAAAAGTGGCTCTATTTTTAAAATTGCTACAGATGTGAAAGAACAATCCAAGCATATAAAAGCACCAAAAGAAGCGACAAGACGGTAATTGGAAGGTATAAAGTATTCGGCCCCAAGTCATTAATTATTAAATTAATGCTTGAGGCCTCAGCCGCATAAAGCGGGGCAGATCATTCTTGCGTAGCAACTGGGCTAACCAAAATGGCAATGGGGTGAAGTAGATAACCAATAAGTAATCAACCTCTGTAACCACCCTATTAACGATCCTATTGCATAACTGACCACACCGCCAATACCATTTTGTTATAAGGAAATTATAAATAAGACTATATGAAACTATTTAAGACTCATATGAAACTATTTAAGACTACTTTTTATGCTGTTTTTTGGCTGTTGGCGGGTTTGGTTGCGCGTGCGTCAATAACTGGTTTTAAGTCTTTTAGCAGTAATTTACCGCAGTCATTAATATCAATCTTTTTATCTGGGTTTACCTTAAACCAATCAAGATGAAAGAACATCATTAACGATTTAATTGAAGTATCAATAAACTCTTTTTCAAACTCTTCTTCATCCAACATGCCTTGTTGACTGGTTAGATCGCCTGGCGCAATTTGCCCAGCAGCTGGGTTAGTTTCACCTGTAAACAACCACATTAAATACATTTTTGTCTGTGGGTGGTTAGCAATTTTTTCTAAATTACCAGCTCCAGGCTCAGAGATTCCTGACTCATATTTCTTGTAACCACTCAACCCAATATCAAGTAATTCGCAGAACTTAGCCTGACTTAAATGAAGTGATTCACGAATAGCTTTAATTTTAAGCCCAATAGTGTTTGACATGGTTCTTATAAGATCCTATTATTAGCTCAGATACAATAGTGTACCAAATGATTCTTTTAATGTTCTTTCTATATGTTTGGGCTTAATAACCTGCCCTAACAATAAAGATTAGCACAATTATAGCCCGTTTAGGAACCAAACAAATAAAGATAGAGGTCAATTATGGATACTGAAAAATACAGAAAAAACTTACAGGGTGAAGTGGTTGGCCCAGATGAAAAGTTCTTAAAGCGTAAACAAGTGCTAGAAATGTGCGGTATTTCACTTTCTCACCTGTACTACCTAATGAACAAAGGCATGTTTCCTAAGTCGCAGCGTGTATCACACCGCAGTGCCGTTTGGCTTGAATCAGACATCAATTTATGGCGCTCAATGAACACTAAGCATTTCTTTGCCGAGTACGGCGAGCAAATTAAAGCACAAAAACTAGGTGAAGGCGCAACAGCATGAGCCAAGTAGATGCATCAAAACACTACCGTACAAATTTGCGCGGTGAAGTTATCACTATTAACGACCGTTACTTACGCCCAGCCGATGTGGCAGAAAAATGCGGCATTCACCGTTCAACAATCTACCGCTTAATAGAACGCGGCGAGTTTCCTAAATCACACAAAGCATCAAGCGGCCGTGTGGTATGGGTTGAAGAAGATATTGAAGAGTGGATGCGCCTAGGCGCTGAGAAGTTCCACGAGTTCTACGGCAAACAACAAGCAAACTAGGAGGTTAATCATGGCTAATACAGCACTAGAAATTATTAAAAATCGTGGTGTTACCAAAGAAAAAGAGCAACCTAAAAGCACGCTGTTAAAAGCGGTTGAAGGTCGTTCTATTCCTAAAGGCCTTGCTGAAATAAAAGCACTTATGGGCAGTGAACGCCACACACCTGAATATGTTTACACTCAAGTATTAAGTGAGCAAGAGCGCACAATAGTGTGTTTTACCGCAGGCCTAAAACGCCATGACCTTGAAAAAGGCTTTGCCAATTTTAGCGCCGAAACCCGCTTAAAAATTCACAAAGCCATTTTGCAGTTACAAGAACTGGTTAAAGCATTCACCGATGCCAACGCCATGGCACCGGCTAAGTTTGTGCAAAACGCCCCGCGTGAAAATGCCAACACCGACTATTCACACTTAACTGTTAGTTCACACTAAGGATTGATCATGAGTTCAACTAATCGCGGAACCCAGCGCAATGCAGATGATTACTACGTAACACCGCATTGGCTAATTGAAGATTTTATAGCAGCGTTTAGTGAAAACTGCCGTTTTCGCTTTGACCCAGAAGAATACCCATTAGTGTTAGACCCAAGTGCGGGCGGGTGTGATAAATACCCAATGAGTTATCCAACCGTATTAGAAAAACACGGCTTTAATATTAATAGCTGGGATATTCGCGAAGACTCACGCGCAAAAGATAAGGGTATCGACTTCCTTGCAGTTAAACCTTTTGCACCTTATGACATGATCATCACCAATCCACCTTTCAACAAAGCACAAGAGTTCACCGAACATGCACTCGAAATGGTTTTTGATGGCGGTTTAGTCATTATGCTGCAACGCCTTAATTGGCTAGGTAGCCAAAAACGCAAGCCCATGTGGCAAAAACTGCCATTAGCGGCCGTTTATGTTCACAGTAAACGCCCGGGCTTTGACCCAAAAAAACCAAGTAAAACCGACTCAACAGAATACGCCCACTTTGTATTTTGCAAAGGCTATGAACACGCCCCTGAACTTTTTGTAATTTAACGCTGGGAACTGCTGAAAATGAAACTACACCCAAAAGCAAAAGCGGCACTTAGGTATTTAGTTGATTGTGAGAAAACGTGGAACTATGGAAAGTTGTTTTCTGTTGATCACAAGATAGCAACCGAAGAACTTGAAAAATACGCGCCAGAAATATCAGCGCGGTTTGATTGCATTGGCTCATCACAATCAATAGAAGAGGCAGAGCGTGAAGATAATTGGCTTAACTATTCATATAAAGAATACATGATTCAAGATCATCATAACGTCAAGCATGTAGAAGTTTTTCACCAAATACACTTACCCAACGAATTAAACGACATTCCGTTTTAACCCCAAAGGAATACTAAAAATGAACACTATCAAAGACCAAGATCTATATAAAAATCAGCAATTACTAATCAAGATTGTTTTACACGCTGTAGACCAAGTTAATTTTACTATTCGCAATTTAAACAAACGCCCAACAGTTGCGATGCTCATGGAATGTGAAAACTGCCTTACTGACTTTATGCCAGTGGTACAAATGATTGTCGTTGATCATACTGAATACGCGCCAGTGTATGACCAAATGGCAACAGCACTTGATGCCGCCCAAGTTCACGGCGAACCCGCGTTGATTGAGTGTGCGATAATCGAGTTTAATTAACCGTGAGCTTATGGCCCATAACTCACTTTGACGTATGCACAGCGGCTTTAACTTTGGTTAAAGCCGTTGACGACTCAGAGCACAGAGCATTTTTAGTAAGCGGCCTTAGCCGTTTTACTGCGTATACCCAATATAAAATGGTTAAACAGTACCTTGCTAAAATCACGCCCGCTGATGATGCCTGGTATAAAAACGAGCCCATAAACCCAAGTGAGCAAGCCCACATTTGGTTTTATGATGCGCTTAAAAGTATTGAACACCGCATAGATGTTACCGACCTAAAACTAAGTAAATCGGCAAAGTCGGCACTTAAAAAAGTGCATAACAACAACCACCATAATTACATAGTAAAAGACATTATCGACTGTAAACGCGCGCCCAGCATACAAGCCAGTTTTGTTCGCCAATGTGCCCAAGGGTTAGAGTTTACCGCTAAGCACCGCGAGGTATTAGCGCAAAAGAAGGACGAGCCGCAGGCCGATCACACCGCTCTTTTACAAAAGCTGGTAAATGGTCAGGTTTCAAAAGCGGCTATGTCTGTAATTACTGCCATCGATGACGCCGAGCAAGTGGCCTTTGTTTATAAGTGCTTGTGCAATGTGCCTAAACCATTGCAAATGCGCGTAGCTAAACGGTTTATTGATAGATACGACACCACCAGTTTACGCAGCCAATTTGGCGCAAATGACTGGTTACGCCGCACTGTAAACACATTAAAACCACGGCTAAAAATACTCGAGCGAATTGTAAATAATATGCCATTGCCTTGGCACATACTCGCCAATGCAGACAAAACCAAAAAACACGCAGGTGTTTTGTCTCGCCAAGTAACCGAGATATTAGGCGACCTTGCACTTGAACAAACAACATGGGACGCAACCGACTTTTACGACAAAGTAAGCGAGTTTGCTGAGCAATTTGGCGTACAACTCCAGTTTGCAGAAAAGGCCGAATACTTAACAATCCCCGATGCCGAAGTAGCGCTTTTAAAAGCACAAGATCATAAATGGTGGGCGCGTAAGCTTAAAACTATTCGCAGCCGTTACCTTGAACATTTAGAAATAGCTACCGGCGAAGTAGGCAAAGATCTATTCGCCACTCACGATAAAAAACACGGCACTAAAAATAAACGCCGTGGCATTAACGCCTATTGCTCAAAACAAGCCCTTGCTGAATACACCACCAACCGCGAACGCGGCCAGCGCTACCTAGAAAGCCTTGAACTCGTTAATGAAAAAAACGATGTGATCTCGCTAATGAAAGCGGTTGAAGCAGGTATTGCCAACCCTGAAAATATGCGAAACGAGCTAATGCTGCGCATACGCGAAACCGAAGAACTCGCCGACGAAATGGGCTACACAGGTGGCTTTTATAACATTACTGCGCCAAGTCGTTTTCATGCAAATTCGCCAACGTGGGACGGCTCAACACCCAAAGAGGCAAGCCAGTATTTAAACTGGTTATATTCACAAGCCCGCGCCAAGTTAGACCGCCTTGAAATACCGTATTTTGGTATACGTGTAGCCGAACCACACGCCGACGGTTGCACCCACTGGCACATGCTTTTATGGATGCCAACCCGTTACTACGACAAAGTTAACCACTTGCTACGCCGCTACTTTACCCGCGATGACCGCGCTGTGTTTTTTGAGCGATTTAAAAACCGCAAAAAATACCGTGCGCAATACACAAAGTCGCGCCGTATTTGGGGTTTAAATAAATCAAAAGGTGTTTACACCCGCGAGCCAATTAAAAACTATAACCCAAGTAGCCCACGCTATACCGCCATTAAAATGCTACCCGCAAAAGTCGGTAAAGACGGCAAAAAGTCGGGCGGGGCGGCGGCCTATGTTGCCAAGTACGTAAGTAAGAATATTGACGGTTTTGCACTGGCAAACGAATACGACGCAGAAACAGGCGAAAAACTCACCCAAGCAGTTAACCCGGTTAAAGCATGGGCCAGCACGTGGGGCATTAGGCAATTCCAGTTTCAAAAATCACCCTCTATTACCATTTGGCGCGAGTTGCGCCGAGTGCGCGAAGAAGTGCAAGGCAACGAGCAGTTAGAGCAAGTTCGCCAAGCGGCAGACAAAGGCGACTTTAAAACCTTTGTTACCTTAATGGGTGGCTTTGGTATTGGCCGCGATGCCCGTTTTAAACCCGCTTATCAATGTACGGAATACGGCAACGAATATGCCGAATTTACCAAACGCTTAAAAGGCGTTGAAGATACAACAGGCCTTTGCACGTTGGTAACTCGTTTACATACCTGGTCTAAGCAAACCATAGGCACCGCAGCAAATAGCGACACAGCTGTAATTGATGGGCAGGATGCCAACACCGTCAGCGCAGCTGACCTAGCTTGGACTAGTGGGAATAATTGTACGCCTTGCAGCGTGGGGCATAGAGACGAATTATTGCTAGACATGATCGGTTTTTCTAAAAAAGAGATCATTAACGTTAAAAAGGATCTAATAGCAGGTAAAAGGATCAGGCGAAACGGCCAAATTTACCTAATACAAGACGGTAAATTGCTAATACTGGACGCCCAAGCACAGCTTAAAGAGCATCGCCGCCAGTCTATTGAGTCAATAGCGCGCACTGAGGCACAAAAACAGTACAAATTAGCGGGCGAGCAAGAATCAATACAGTGTAACCATGCGTTTAACCTCCTCAACACCCAGCAAACCCAAACCCTTAACCAAGGCGGAACAGTGGTTATGGGGGATCGCGTGTATCACATGCAAGGCAACGACTTATACAGCTTTGAAAAGCTCGACTTAACCAAGCCGCAAAAAACAATACAAGTAATCGTAAGCGAACAGCACTTTACTTATGCGCGCGAACTTTACGACTTAGCGTATTCATACGCTCAAATTGATGGCCGAACCGCACCATCAAGCACTCAATTTAAACACGGTCACGCCGACATTATTGGTGATTTAGATTTAGCTCGATTAGTATTGAGCGGTGAAGCAACGGCCATCAGTGATAATGACTGGTGGGCAATGGACATGATGGCTTGATGTTTTATAAGTCATTTTAATGTAAGGAAAATAATATGATGAGCTCCAGTAACAAAACCGACACTTTTGAAAGTTTAAAAGAGTCTTTTAATTCACTCTTAAATAATTTAGAAAAAGTGGTTCAGGAAGAAGAAAAGGGTTTTGATATTAGAAGAACAAAAATGTGGAAAATTAAAAAGGATTTAGATAATTTTCAGGCTCTGAAATATGAAAATCAGCTCTATCTAATTAAGTTGATTTATAAATATAATCAAATAAATCAAATGTTTATTAGTAATATAAAAATTAAATACGAGATAAAAGACCTAATTGAGATTATTGGAGGCTCATATTGTCAAGATTCAGATAGTAAGCATAAGTATAACCATTACTTATTCGAATTTACTACGGCCTTAAGTTTCGCTTTAGGTTTAGAAGAAACTAAAAGTATAAGTATGATAGGTAAAAGCGATTTAATTATTGATGAAAAAATTGCCATTGAGTGTAAGTATATTAGTAGTAAAAACAAATTGAAAACCAGATTTTCAGAAGCTTCAAAACAAATAAATACAAGGGTTGACGATAAAGAAGCAAAGTTTGGATTTGTTGCTATGAATGTTTCCGAACTAATTAACCAAGATAAATTACTAAGTTTTACAGATTTCTTAGTGAAACGTTTTATTCAGAATTATCAATTGATGTATAAAAAAGTTGATGATCCGCTGGCAATTTTGAAATGCATCGCTTCGGATAAGAACTTTGAAAAAATTGTATCGAGTTATCTTACGTCTGAAATGGAAGCCGTTATTTATTCAAAAATGCCAGCTCCAATAAAGATGGCAGATAATGTTAAAGGTATAATTTTTGTTTCTCAAACTCAAATTGATATTTACAATGAAGACGACTTCCTTCCCATAAATATAAGAGGAAGGACTTATCATTTCAATAATGACTTGTCACAAGAAGAGCATAAAAAATACGCAGAGATGATTCATAAGCTTGCTGTTGGTATTTGATCAGAGCATTTTTGTAATTGACAGTGCGCCTTGTGCGGGGCTATAGTAAAAAGGCACTGGCAAAATCCAGTGCCGGACGTGGAAATCCGCATATCTCAAGGCGCATAGTCGCCAGCTTTTTAGCTGGTTTTTTAATGCGTGGCTTTAGCATACCTATATTATGGTGAGCTGGGCGAGGCCGCTTCGGCGGGCCGTTTCCTTGAGTACGGTATTTCCACCCTTGTTCAGTTCACCACCAATCGTGGAAAGTTGGTGATGAACTTCGATTTTTACTCGAGGAGTCATACCATGACTAATATTTATATTCTGCCTAGTGATGCCATCACTAACGAAAATAACCAGTTATTAACCGCGTCTAGTAAAGTTGCAGAAGCGTTTGGCAAACTACATAAAAACGTAATTCAAAAGATTGAAAACTTAGATTGTTCAGATAAATTTGCGTCGGCTAACTTTTCAGCCCACGTAGAAACGGTGCAGGCTGGCGCGGTAAAGCGTAAATCAAAAGTGTATCAAATGACGAAAGACGGCTTTATGTTTTTGGTCATGGGTTTTACGGGCAAAAAAGCAGCCCTGATTAAAGAGGCCTACATAAATGCGTTTAACCAAATGGCTAATAAACTCTACGGTCTACCAACAAAACCAATTACCCCAGCACTGCCGCAACATACACCACACCCATATTTTGATACAGATGTAGCTTTTAGCAATGTTAACCACACCAAAGCACTGGCAATAAAAGATCCTTGCATAGAACTGGGCAGCACCATAGCCACATGCTCTTTAAACGTGGCACGTATATTTGACCGCCCACATGATGAAATAATTGATTTAATACGTAACTTAAAATGCTCAACCGATTTTAAATACAGCAACTTTAGCGCGGAGTTGATAGGGGACATAACCAGCGGCCAGTTTGTTTTTTACATAACCAAAGACGGCCTAACCTTTTTAATGATGGACCTAAACCTAGGCGCCGATATTAAAGAAGGCTACATACGCGAGTTTAACGCCAAAAAACGCGCCCAACTCTACGGCCACCCTACACCAGACAACACTCGATTTTTAGCCCCACTAGGCCAAGCAGGTGATCAGTTAGCAAAGTATTAAAAAAAAAGGGCTAAATAAATTTAGCCCTAATTAATTACATTGCGAACAATGAACTGACTGCAATTATTAAGTGTGTAACATTAATAATTGCACGATCTGAAATCTCTAAGGATAAATTGATTTTCAATTTATTATCCTCCAATTTTTAGATGTGGCTTGCTCAAAATTCCAGAATCAGCTAAGCTTTTTTTGCAAACATAAGCGCTTCGCTGAAATCTTAGCAAGTGACTTCACTGTCCCATATTGCATGTATGGGGCAGTCCTTCCATTGATGTATTACTGCTTTGTTTCAATGTTGAAACTAGAATATTTTGGATGTCTATGCTGTGCAACTTAAATTTTAGGTGTTTACATTGTTAAAGCATAAGCAATTGAAAACAAAATATTTAAAGTCCTATCAATTCTAATTGTTGTTCTCGAGGTAAATTTTTAATAAGCGCCGCGGCAAGTTGCGCAGTAGTTTTACATGGTGGGTTCAAGAAGTGATCAAACGATTGGGTAATGCGGAACGTAGCCCCGCACTCTTTTGTATTGGTACATGAGCAATACAAATTAACAACATGCGCGCTTTGCTTTTCGCGTGACGTAATTATTGCTTTAGCTTCACAATTTGGACAAGTAACCCGCGCCATAATAACTACCAATCGTTAATAAAATACACTGTTATTATATACAGTGATTTAGTTTGTGACAAACCATAAAGCAGCTGTAAAATATGAGCATAATTTATATTAATTCAAAGGGCTAAATATGGGTTGGATTATTGAAGCTGTTGTTTTTGGATTTATTGTTTTAATTATTTATATAGCGGTTAAAGACTCTGGTGCAAAAGATGAACGAATTAGAAAACTCGAAGATGATAAAGCGCGATTATTGAACATCGAATTTAACAAGCGATTTAAAGAAATTCACGGTATTAGTTTTAGTGAAGCTTATGATGCATCAGATAATAAGAAAAAATGGGATGAATGGGGTGAAAGAGTTAAAACTGGTCAAATCCATTGGCAGCCAGACTATTGTGAATATATTGCTGATGGTTTGTTTAACCCTGATAAGTCAAAACACATTAATATTAATCTTGATTTAGAAGAAGAAAATTATTAAATAGTAAGTCAGGCCCTTCACTTTAAGTGTGTCTAAGGTAGTTAGTGGCAGGGAGCATTATGCAGCAATATTTATGAGTGAGTAAGGCATGGAAGATCTAATTAAGCATATTAGATATTTATCGGCAGTTACAATAATTTGGATTGATGGAAAGGATGGCTCAGGAAAGAGTTATTTGGCAACAGAGCTAGCAAAAAAATTAAAGTACAATGTTATTCATGTTGATGATTACTTGGTCCCGAATCAGGGTTCTTACTTTGGCAGTTTAAAGTTAGATAGCCTTAGTCAAGCTATTAATGAAAAATCGAAATATCTGATAGTGGAAGGTATATGCTTACTAAAAGTTCGTGAGGCTCTTGGTTTGAAAAAGGGCTTTGACGTGTATGTAAAAAAAATAAGCCTTGAGGGTGATTGGGCTGATGAAGGTGAATGCAATATTTCTGAACCACCAGATGTGTACATCCAAAGACAACAGAAAGATATCTGCAAAGTAGCAGCAATTTGTTTTATGGGAAAGAAAGATGAAGCTATAGAGTTTCCTGCTGTGGCGCGTGAAATAATTACATATCATTATGACTACAAGCCACATATAAATTCAGACGCAACATATAGTTGAATTGAACAATAAATGCCTATAAATAGTTTAAATTGACTGTAGGCTTTACTATCAACCTCAGTATTCCTTACGACTTCATCCATCATTAATTTAATTAGCGGGTTAGTCCCGCTCTAAAGCACAAAGCATTATATTTAGTTGACTCGAAAGGCCAGCTGCTGAGAACCAAAAGGGCGAAAAATTCACTCCTCCTCGCCTTCCGCTTTCGTGCAAAAAACGCGTCAAATTGACAACCCCAGTGACATACTATTAATCGCCAGCCAGCCCAGTAAAAGGATCTGTAAGTGATTTTAAAAAGATCGCATTGTCAAAAAGTGACAATGTTTGACAATAAAGTGACAACAAAAAGATCAAATAGCTGGTGATTTACCTAATATTGAAATATCATTAATTTATTATCAGTTAAGTGATAAATAAATTATGAAATATTTACACAAAGGCTCACAAAGCCAAGAGCGATTAGATGCACTTTTATCGTTTGGTAAAAGTACCAGCGAAGATATAAAAGCGGCACTCAGTGATTACTTGGTTCGCGGTATCAGCAAGACCAATGCAGCAACGCTTAATGGTGTGAAGGGGCCAAATTTCACAAGGGCACTTAACCGACTGGAAGTTGTTGCAGGTAAATTTGAACATGCATTAGAAATTGAATGGTATTCAAAAAGGCAGGATATGAAATTAGAATTAATAAAAGAAAGAGTCGACGCTTTATTGGTTGAGTTAAACCTACTGTTACCTAATGAGGATTTTTCAGATGCAGAGTGGGAGACTCATAATGATAGGATAGTTAAAAGACTGAAACTTGAAATAAACCATATAGGTACAAGTAAACGCACTACTGAAAATGAGCATTTATTTTTGGTTGAAGCATATGGCGATGCGTTAAATATTTTAGAGAATAAAGATGAACAAGTAGATGAAAAATTTATCGACTGTATAGACGTGCTTGAACATTGGAAAAGCCAAATCCCTAATTAATTTTATATTTTATGAAATTTATAAGTAGTAAATTTTGACTAGATTGTTACTTGATGGATGTAAAAAAACTGTGTAAATGCCTGTTACATATAGGGAGCTAATTACTCCTTATTCGCAAATTACAACTAAGTATTTTTACCTAATATCCAGCGGTTAGGCTATTATTAATATGCGTAAATAACAATTACATCACAGGAGTTACAATGAATAATGCATTAGATGGAAAAGCTAAATTAGATGTAAACATTTATAACATTCAAGCCAATGAAGAAGAGTTAGAGGAGTTAAAAGGATTGATCGTTAAAAACTATCGAGCAAACACCACCTCACCAGAAGTATCTTTTGAAAAGTCTGATGTTAGAGGTGACTTTTATGAAATTAGTTTTACGATACTAAAGCCCAAATCATCTGACAGAAAAATTATAAGGGAGTTACTGAACTCCTTAACTTTAGTTGGTTGTCACATTGATGCTACTTACGTTCATTAGGCTTATTTTTCATGCTATGCGAATATAGCTTAGAGCGCAGACTTATTTAATGCGATTGCCCCAAAGGTTGAAAGAAAGAGCTTGGTTAGGTTAATCAATAGGCATATAACTTTTTAGTAACTATATAATTTAAAGGAATAAAATGGAAATACAAAATAAAACACCAGCAAACATACAAGAGTTAGTTAAAAATGCTAATTGTAAATATGATTGGAAAAAACGCCTTTCAGCATTACAAGCTTTAAAACATTTTAAATGCCAACAATCAATAGATGTAATTACTCGCCTTGCGTTACACGACAAAGTATTTAAAGTGAAGGAAGAGGCATTTAAAGTGGCTCAGTCGTTTGGTATAGAAAAAAAGGGGCGACCATTATCTTTAGGGAAGAAAAATATTGGTTACGAATCAAAAGATTTCACAAAAATATTTTTAAGAATAAAAAAAGATAAAAAAATGGATGACCTTGATTTTAGTTTGTTTAAGGAGACATTTTTAATACTAAATCCTGAAATGTATGATGTGATGCTATATGAACAAGGCAAAAAATTTGATTCTTGGATAGCGAAGTTATATCAGACTTTGCCGAAAAAATAACTCAAGGGGATTATATTTAAAAGCGCTAACTAGTAGCGCTTTGCTTTTTATCCCGATTCCCCCAAAACGCTCTAAACAACCGCATTAGCCCAAGCGTTGAAACGGCAATACCGACAATCACAAATTCAAAGTACCAGGGCGCGCCGTTATAGCCCATGGCTTGCCAGCCTTTTTGCATATACGGTTGCATGGCAGGTATAAAATGGCACACAAACAAACCCAAAAAGAATAAAATGATCACTTCATCCATGATGGTTTTGTCGCGGTTCTTCAGCACCAGCAAGTCATAGTCCGCGTCGTTTTGCTCGGCTTGCATGCAGCGCTTTGCTTTAGCATTAAACTGGGCAATTTTGAAATTGTTTTCAGCACGTGCTACATCAGCGGCCATTTCAGCCGCTATGCGTTTACGCTCAACATAGCCGCCGGTTAAATCGGCTATTGGGTCTGTGATAAATGAAACCAGTGTTTTTAACCATCCCATTATTTTATCCCCCTGATCAATTTAATAAACGCTTTAGGGTCTTTACTAAAGGCTTTTATTAGCTTGTCGAACCCTTCAAGCAAGTGCGGGGCAGCGTAGGCTGTTACCCCAATCACGCCTGTTTTTAGGTTTTCATCAAACCCGCGCCATTCACAAAACATGGCTGATAGGTAGGCTGCAAATATCGCAATTAATACACTCATAAAGTAATGAAAAAACGTAAATTGCCGTTTGCTCAAATACATTTGGATTGCGGCTGCTAAAAAACTCAACATAAGTAATCGCCCCCATTGTTTTATAAATTCGATAACATCAATCCAGCTCATGCGCTTTCCTTAGGTGTTGGGTTTAGGTCTGAATACTCAGGCTCTTTAAAATCAATGTGCTGTGCAGTAGGCAAGTAGTTATTGATCCCTAAAACATCTTGCTGCAGGGGCACAACTTCGTTGTTGTAATAAGCGCGGGTGATTTTGTCTAAATCACCAAAGCCGGGGCTGTCGCCAGATGATTGGCCGCTTAGTGCTTCTTGTGCCCGGTGCATACTGAGCATGTCGTTTAGGGTGATTTTTTTAATGCGCTCAAATTCGTCTTTAGTTGATATGTCGCCCACAGGGGTTATTTTTAATGACTTTTCAGCATCGGCTTTTTGTCCCCTAAAGTTTAAAAATAAACTCCTAAAGTTGCCCACGCCTTTACTGTCTTGAATGGCTTTTTTTAGTGCGTTTTCATCTTCTAGGCTCATGAACGGGTCAGCCATTGAAAATATAAAGCCCATGTGCGCGCCGTTTTTGTAATAGCGACGGCGAAATAGCGTGGCATCTTCATTGAGTAACGCTGATTGAATACCACCGTAATATTGCGGCATGCCGTAAATGCCTTGGGCGGGGTCATACTCTTTTACGTGTATAACTTCACCGGCATTAAAATAAATAGGCTCATGGCTTTGGTTACTTAATTGCGCATACACCCCGCGTTTATCTGTATAGCGCATAGTGAGGGCGGGCAAATGGCGCAGTTTAATGACTTGCCCAAAGGCGTTTTTAATAATCTGTAAATACGCGTTACCGCTCCACAGTAAATCAAACGCAAACTTGCTAAGGGCTTGGTGGCTCAATAGCGGGTTTGGTTTATACCACTTTAAGATCATGTTGCGCTTAAAGTAGAGTATTGGCCCATGCTGGGCATTTACTCGCAGCAACTTAACCAAGCCGTGCAAACTAATGGGCGGTGCATAAATGCCGTTGCTGTCGCTAAATACCCCAACGTAATCGGTTAGCCGGTTATCTAAACAGGGCTCAGGATCACCAAAGCTAAATGAATCGGTCATTGCGGTGCGTTGATTGTAGTTAGGCGCTTGGCCGTTACTTACTTGTAATCGTGGTTTGGTCATTAAGCTGCAATTCCTACAGAGGTTTGACGGTTAAGGGCGTTGCCGTCGAGTGGTTCAAATAACATGGCGTGCATAATTGCCCATGCAATATCGGCATGGCCGGTGGTGGCGGTGCGGTTTGTGGCATAGGTAATTTGATCGCCAACCACTTTGCGGCGAATATTAATAAACGAGCTGGCAATATTTACCGCGTCCTGGTCAAACTCAAGGCGACGGTTTTGAATAACGTTGATTGCCTTGATCACCATGCGGTTTTTAATAATTGGGTTGTAATGAATAGGCTCTGCGTTAGGGTAAAACTTAGTGATAAGCTCCCACACGCCGTACCCTATGCCGGTGGTATCTACGCCAATATGGACCACGTTGTATTTTTCGGTGAGGAGCTTTATTTCAGCGGCCATGGCTTCAAAGTCATTGCCGCTTAAATCGATTGCTTCAAGCAGGCGGAATTTTTCGCCTGGCTTCATGGGGGCACTGAGTACGGCAACACTGGCTTTGTCGCCAAAGCGGGCAGGATCAAACCCAATAACGACAGGTTTTAAACCATAAGGGCGCTCATACTCTAAATCAAAGTCAGTCCATTTGGTTGAGTCGCCTACACAGTTCATTAATTGTTTTAAGTTAAACGCGCTGTGTGCATCATCAATAAACTTACACATAAACAAGTTATTAAACTCATCTAGCGAGTATTCGTTTTCAAGTACACTGATATCAATGCGGTCAAAGCCTGAATTCACCACATCGTGCACAGTGAGCATTTGGCGCCAAATACCGTCTTCACACAGCAAGCCGTGCTTTAAGTTTTTATGGCTAACATCAATAGCAAATTCAGGATCGTTACAGGCTTTGGTTTTACGAAACCATTTACCGTTCCAATGATCATACGCTTCGTGGCTGGTAACACTTGGCGTACTAAAGTAGGTAAT